GATGAGATGGGACATCGAGCTGCTGACCAGCGTGGTCGCGGATGACAATGCGATCGCGAAGGCGCTGCGGCGCAAGCACAACGTCAACGTGTCGGTGGTGGCGATCCGCAAGTATCGCAAGGCGATCGCGACCGAGCTGCCACCCACGAAGATCGATGTGCCTGAGCCCAAAGAGGATGAGGTCGGGACAGACGAGGCACCGAGCATCGAGCGGGACCAAGCCCCGGTTGCACGCACGTCGTCGCTGGAGATGGGCAGCACGCTGCTCATGGCGTCGATCTGTAGGCTCGCGTTCAAGTGCGGCAAGCTGCTGCCGAACATGACGCTCGACGAGCAGCGCGAACGCGCTCGAGCGGATGGCTATCGAGACGCCATTCAGGGCTGGGCTTGAGATGTGGCGCTCGCGGTGTTATCTACAGGGCTTCAGTGAAGGCTTGAGGAAAGATCGCGAGCGCACACATGCCATATCCGACGAAACGCACACCCGAAGTGGTTGAAGAGATTTTGCAGCGGCTGTCGGATGGCGAGCCGCTTGCTGCGATCTGCCGGTCGGACAAGAAGTTTCCGCATCCGAACGTGTGGCTGCGTTGGGTAGACGACGACGAAGAGTTGTCGATCGCGTACGCGCGTGCGCGCGATGTGGGCGCGGATGCCATAGCTGTGCAAGCGTTGGAAATCCTCGACGCGCCGCCTGAGCGCGTGATCGAGTACGACGACAAAGGCAACACGAAAGCCGGCCGCATCGACAGCGCAGCAGTTGCATGGGCGCGCAACCGCGCAGAGATACGCCTCAAGCTGCTCGCCAAGTGGAACCCCAAGAAGTACGGCGACAAGCAGACGACCGAGCTGACGGGCGCTGACGGCGGCGCAGTGCAGGTCGAGGGCGGCCTCTCGCCCGACCAGCTTGCGTCGCTCACTGAAGCGATCATCACCAAGACCGAAGGCAAGTAGTGGCTGACGCCTCGCTACTGTCGCGCGCCAAGGGCCGGCAGGCGATCTTCCTCAACTGGCAAGACGCGTGGCGCAAGACTGCGCGCCCCAAGCAGGTGCCCGAGGTGGCGGCGCGGCTTCAGGGCAAAGACCCGCAGTTCACCGAGTGCGGCTACCTCGCCGGGCGCGGCTTCGGCAAGACACGCGTCGGCGCTGAGTGGCTGGCGCGCAAGGCCTTCCTCGATCCGTCAGGCTTCGACAGCGCGGTGATCGCGCCCACGTATCAGGACGTGAAGTTCACGTGCTTCGAGGGCGAGAGCGGCCTGCTTAGCGTCATCCCGCCTGAGCTGCTCAAGGCGTACAACAAGTCGGACATGATCATCGAGATGTACAACTGCGTCGGCGAGATCGCGACGATACGCGGCTTCACGGCCGAGAAGCCTGAGCGCTTGCGCGGTCCGCAGCACACACGCATCTGGGCGGACGAGCTGGCGGCTTGGCCGTATGACGACGTGTGGGACATGGCCATGATGGGCCTGCGTCTGGGCGACAAGCCACAGGCGCTGTGGACCACGACGCCGAAGCCCAAGGACTTGGTGCGCAAGCTCACGGCCGACAAGCCCGGCCGGCTTATTGTCGCCGGCTCGACGTACGACAACCGATCGAACCTGCCCGACAGCTTCTTCGACCAGCTCCAGCAGTACGAGGGCACGACGCTAGGTCGGCAAGAGCTTTACGGCGAACTGATCGACCCAGAGGAAAGCGGTTTGGTGAAGAGGTCGCAGTTCCGCCTGTGGCCACACGATAAACCGCTGCCGCGCTTCGACCTCGTCATCCTGTCGCTCGACACGGCGTTCACCGAGAAGACGATGGACAAGCGGTCAGGCGACCCCGACCCGACGGCCTGCACGGTCTGGGGCGTGTTCCACCACGAGAAGCGCAACAACGTGATGCTGCTCGACTGTTGGGAAGACCACCTCGGCATGCCCGACCTGATCCGGCGCGTGAAGAAAGAGATGAACATCGCGTACGGCGATGACGACGACACGGCGCTGATCAAGCCGATGTTCGGCAGCAGCAAGCCGCTCACGTCAGGGCGCAAGCCAGACATCCTGCTGATCGAAGACAAGGGCAGCGGCATATCCTTGCGCCAGATGCTGGAGCGCGAGGGCCTCGAGGCGTACGCCTACAACCCAGGCCGAGCCGACAAGCTGACGCGTCTGCACATCGTGTCGCCGATCTTTGCACGCCGCATGGTGTGGCTGCCCGAGAGCTCGAAGCACCCAGGCCGGCCACGCAACTGGATCGACCCACTGCTGCACCAACTGTGCGCCTTCACCGGCCCCGGCAGCATCAAGCACGACGACTTCGTCGACAGCACCACGCAGGCGCTCAGGCTCTGCATGGACAAGAGGCTGCTCGATGCTGTACAAGCACGCAAAGATGAAGTGGCTGCGCCACCGCGCAAGCCTGTCGCTAACCCCTACGCCGTATGAAGGACGAGGCAATGGACGAAGACGAGAACATCCTCACAGGCGAGACCATCGAGCTGCCCGAAGACGAAGAGGATGACGACGTCATCGACACCGAAGACGGTGGCGCGATCGTCCGCCTTGACGACGGCGAAGGCGACAAGCGCTCTGACGACTTCTACGCCAACTTGGCCGAGACCATGCCCGAGAGCGAGCTCAACGAGCTGGCTCGCACGTATCTCGACCTTATCGGCAAGGACAAGGAAGCGCGCAAGAAGCGCGACGACCAGTACGAGGAAGGCCTGCGCCGCACCGGACTGGGCGACGACGCACCGGGTGGCGCGCAGTTCGAGGGCGCGACCAAGGTTGTGCACCCGCTGCTGACCGAGGCCTGCGTCGACTTCGCGGCCCGCGCCATCAAGGAGCTGTTCCCGCCGCAGGGTCCGGTTAAGGACTTCATCCCCGGCAAGCCAGACGGCGACAAGGTCAAGAAGGCGCAGCGCAAGACGGCCTTCATGAACTGGCAGCTCACCACGCAGTCGCCTGAGTTCCGCGCAGAGCTTGAGCAGTTGCTCACGCAGGTGCCGCTGGGTGGCGCGCAGTACCTCAAGGTGACGTGGAACGAGCCGCGCAACCGGCCGGACTTCCTGTTCGTCGCGATCGACGACATGTACCTGCCGTTCGCCGCGACCAACTTCTACTCGGCGCAGCGCAAGACGCACGTGCAGTATCTGACGGCGCTCGACTACAAGAAGCGCGTCGATCAGGGCATGTACCGCGATGTCGACCTGACGCCGACGACGCTCGAGCCCGAATACAGCGCGGCCGAGAAGGCCAACAACAAGATCGAGGGCCGGCAGGAGACGTCCTACAACGAGGACGGCCTGCGCACTGTCTACGAAATCTACGTCATTGCCGACATCGAGGACGACGGCCCGCTGCCGTACATCATCAGCGTCGACAAGCCGAGCGGCAAAGTGCTGTCGATCTACCGCAACTGGGACGAGCTGGACGAAGCCAAGGAAGAGCTTCAGTGGTTCGTCGAGTTCCCGTTCGTGCCGTGGCGCGGCGCCTACCCGATTGGCCTGCCGCACATGGTCGGCGGCCTAAGTGCTGCCGCAACCGGGGCGTTGCGTGCGCTGCTCGACAGCGCGCACATCTCCAACAGCCAGACGATGCTCAAGCTGAAGGGCGGCTCGAAGGGCGGCCAGTCGCTGGAGATACAGCCGACGCAGGTCATGGAGATCGAGGGCGGCTTGGCTGCGGACGACATCCGCAAGCTGGTCATGCCGCTGCCGTACAACCAGCCGAGCCCCGTGCTGTTCAGCCTGCTTGGCTTCTTGGTCGACGCCGGCAAGGGCGTGATCCGCACGACGATGGAGGACATCTCCGACGGCAACCCGAACGCCCCGGTTGGCACGACGCTCGCTAAGCTCGAGCAGGGCATGGTCGTGTTCAGCGCCATCCATGCGCGCATGCACAACGCCATGGCTAAGATGCTCGGCATCCTGCACCGCCTCAATGCGATGTACCTCGACGACGAGGAGATCGAGGACGAGGTCGGCGAGGAGCTGGCGACGCGCGAGGACTTCGAGGGCCCGCTCGACGTGGTGCCTGTGTCCGACCCGAACATCTTCAGCGAGGCGCAGCGCTTTGCTCAGGTGCAGGCGGTGGCGCAGCGCTCGGCGCAGTTGCCCCAGCTCTACAACCTGCGCAAGGTCGAGGAGCGCATCCTCGAGACGCTGAAGATACCGAACGCGAAAGACCTGCTCAATCCGGCGATGGAGCCCAAGGAGCAGAACGCGGTCAACGAGAACGTGGCGGCGACCATGGGCCGCGCGATCGTGGCCTTCCCCGAGCAGGACCACATCGCGCACCTCAAGACGCACTTGGCGTATCTGATGAACCCAGTGCTTGGCATGAACCCGCTCATCGCGCCGACGTTCATCCCGTCGATCCTGAACCACATCAAGGAGCACATCGCCCTGTGGTACGCGTCGAGCGTGTTCGAGCTGGGCAATGAGGCGGCCGGAACTGACATCGGCGACATCCTCAAGGAGATCAAAGACCCCGAAGAGAAGCGGGCGTTCGACGCCATGCTGGCCGAGGCATCGCAGAGCGTGGCCGAGCAGGCCGATCAGGTCTTCGGCGCATTGCCGCCTGTCATTCAGCAGGCGCAGCAGGTCATGCAGCAGTTTGCACCGCAGCCGCCGATGGACCCGAGCATCCAGCTCGCCCAGCAGCAGATCGCGGCGCAGGCCCAGCGCGACCAGCAGCGTGCGCAGATCGACGCACAGAAGCTCCAGCTCACGGCGCAAGACAGCCAGCAGAAGGCGCAGATGGACGCCGCCAAGCTCCAGCTCGACGCGCAAGAGATGCAGCAGCGCGCGGCCGAAGAGCAGGCGCGCCAAGACGCCGAGACGCAGCGCAAGCTCGCCGAGCTGCAAGTGCGTCAGGCTATGAACACACAAGACAACCTGACGGCCATGGAGCTCGCGCGGCTCGAGGTCGAGACAGGCGAACGCATCGCGGTGTCCACAGGCACCGGGATAAACCCGCAACCGTAAGGAGGCCGTGATGGCTAAGAGCGATAAGCCCAAAACGAACGATGTAGCCCAGAAGGGCGAGGCGATCCCGCAGCACAAGAAGATGGCGATGGGGCAGATGCCCAAGGTTCTGTCTTCGCCAAAGACGCCTGCATGAGAATTGAGACACTGTTGCAGCGACTGGAGCAATCGCAGACCGAACTGGCCCGCGATGCGCTGCAACAGCCTCAAGGCCGAGACCTTTTCGAGTATGGAAAGGTCATAGGCATGTACGCTGGTCTTGAGCTTGCCAAGACCGTGTTGATTGACATGGTCGCGGAGAAAGAGCGCAGAGACTTTGATCTGTAACCCTTGAACGGAGGAGCACCCGTGCAAGACTATGTACTGAATAAGGTTAATTTCGATTACGCCAGTATCGACGAGGCATTTCCTCCGATCGACCCTGGCGTCCAACCGTTTGGTAGTCGCGTGCTTTGCCAAATCAGACTGGCGAAGAAGAAGACTGCCGGTGGCATCATTCTAACCGGCGACGCCAAGGACACTGAGACTTGGAACACGCAGGTTGCTAAGGTGGTGGCGGTTGGCGATTTAGCCTACAAGAACCGTAATACCCAAGAGCCTTGGCCTGAGGGCTCATGGGCTTTGCCGGGGGACTTCGTCCGCGTCCCTAAATACGGCGGCGATAAGTGGACGGTAAAGATCGACGATGACCAAGAGGTCATCTTCGTGATCCTCAACGATCTGGACCTCATTGGCAAAGTCACCGGCGACCCGCTGGCGATGAAGGCCTTTGTGTAATCCATAAGGCTAATGAAAGGAGCCGGTCATGGCTGATGATGTGTTTAACGAAGACGACGAAGAATTGGTAATTGTCGAGCCTGAAGAACAGAGCGACGAGCAGCCAAGCGAGCCTGACGATAGCGACGATCAGGACGACGATGACGATGGCGATGATGAGCGCACTGGCGTCTCGGAAGATGACAGTGAAGACGAGATCGTCGACAAGAACAAGAAAATCCGCGAGCAGCGCACGAAGCGCCGCCAGCTACAGAAGCAGGCTAAGGAGCGCTCACAGCGCGAGCTTGCGTTGCTGCGCGAGCAGAACGCCGAGCTCATGCGGCGCATGCAGGCGATCGAGGGTAACACCCTGACGCAGCAGGCCCAGAGCATTGAGCAGCAGTACAACGCCGCGCTCTATGAGGCGCAGCAGGCCGAGACGATCATCGCTCGGGCTGTCGAGGCGGGCAATGGCGAGGACGTCGCTGTGGCCATGCGTCTGCGCGACGAGGCCAAGGAGCGCGCTCAGCAGCTCGCTTACGCTAAGCAGCAGGCTGAGCAATACGCCCAGCAGGCCGTGCAGCCTCAAGCCGACCCGCGCGTCGTGGACTACGCCAAGCAGTGGCTTGACGCTAACCCGTGGTACAACCCGCAGGGTCGCGACGAGGAGAGTTCCATCACCAAAGCGATTGACAACTCTCTGGCGGCTGAGGGCTGGAACCCCGCGTCCGAAGAGTATTGGCACGAGCTTACGCGCCGCGTTGCGGCACGTATTGGCGGCAGCGACAATGCCACCACACGCCGCGGCTGGAACCCCGCGTCCGAAGAGTATTGGCACGAGCTTACGCGCCGCGTTGCGGCACGTATTGGCGGCAGCGACAATGCCACCACACGCCGCGAAGCGGCACCCCGCCGGAAGGCTCCGCCGACCGGAAATACGCGGGAGCACGCACCTGCTTCGACTAAAAACGAAGTAGTGGTGACACCCGAAAGAAAACAGGCTATGATCGAAGCTGGCGTTTGGGACGACCCTGTCGCTCGCAACCGCTATTTGAAGGCGTATCAGGCCTACGATCGTGAAAACGCAGCTCGCTAAAAAGGAGAGAGCTAATGACTGAAGAACGTATGGATGACCGCCTCAAGAAGGAACTTGGGGATAGCCGGCAGAACCGAGCAGCGGCCGACCGTCACGCGACGGAAAACCGCGCCATCTCGGATGATGAACGGCTCGAGATGTTCCGAATGCAACTTTACAACGACCACTTACCGAATATCCCCGACATTCCGGGTTATCATGTCTGCTGGCTCACGACGACCAACAAGTCGGACACAATTCAACAGCGCATCCGCCTCGGCTACGAGCTGATCCGCGCTGAAGACGTGCCCGGCATGGAGCTGGTCACCCAAAAAACCGGCGATTACGCTGGCTGCATTGGGGTCAACGAGATGATCGCGGCTAAGCTGCCCTTGTCCCTGTACTACAGGTACATGCAGGAAGCTCACCACGACGCCCCGTTGCGTGAAGAAGAGAAGCTCGAAGAGACTGCGCAGTTGATGCGCGATCAGGCAGAGCGCGCAGGTGGCAGACTACTGGAAAGCGATGGGATGCGTGAAGTGGGCGATTACGCTCCGGCCAGAGGTATTTTCGACTGATGGCCGGTCTCTCAACCATCAAGAGGTAAATGGCTATGACGACTACAGCTCAGCCGTTTGGCCTGCGTCCATCTTCGCACCCCTCGGGTGTGATCCGTCCGGTGGCTTATACCATCGCGTCGGGCTACGCAGCCAATATCTTCCAGAACCAGCCGGTTCGCATTGCCCCCGCCACTTCGGGCGGCCAAACTGAAGGCACAATCGTTGCAGCAGCAACGGGCGAAGCTCTCATTGGCTCGTTCCAAGGTGTGGAGTTCACAGATAGCGACGGCCGCTATCGCGTGAGCAACAAGTGGACTGCGTCCACTTCGGCAACCACCATCACTGCTTATGTCACGTCCGACCCAACGATTGTCTACGAAGTGCAGACAAACGCCAACGTCGTCACTGCTGACATCGGCAAACAGTACGACTTCGCAAACACGCTTGTGGGTAACACCACGACTGGTTTGTCGTCTGCCGCACTGGATGTTGCTTCGGCCGCCGCCAACGCATCTGTTCGTCTTATCGGCCTCAGCACCGCTGTGGAAGATACGGCTACCGACGCGTATCTCACTGTTGAAGTCCAAATCAGCGAACACCAGTTCATCGCTGATAAGGCCGCTATCTAAGGAGGGCTTGAACAATGGCTACCCCAATGAGAAGTACAGACTTCCGCTCTATTGTAGAGCCTATCCTGAACGAAGAGTTCAATGGCATCTACGACCAGCGGGCTGACGAGTATGCGCAGGTCTTCAAGACCTTCCAAGGCATTGCTCGTAACTACCACGAAGAACCCGTCCTGTACGGTTTCGGTGCTGCACCGGAACTTCCAGACGGCATGCCGGTCACCTATCAGTCGGGTGGCGTGCTCTTCATTCAGCGTTACGTCTACAAGGTCTACGGCCTTGCATTCGCGCTGACGAAGGTGCTCGTCGAAGACGGCGACCACATCCGTATCGGTCAGACCTATGCTCGTCACCTTGCACAGTCGCTGATCGAAACGAAGGAAACCCTTGGCGCAAACATTCTGAACCGTGCATTCAACGGTTCGTATGTCGGCGGCGACGGCAAGTCCCTCGTTGCCACGGATCACCCGCTCGCTAACGGTGCTACCTTCAGCAACCAGCTCAACACGGCTGCGGCTCTGTCGCAAACGTCGCTTGAGCAGCTTCTCATCCAGATCCGCAACGCTGTTGACAACAACGGCAAGCGCATCCGTTTGACGCCTAAGAAGATCGTCGCTGGTCCAAGCAACGTCTTCCAAGCTGAAGTTTTGCTGAAGTCGGTTCTCCGCACTGGTACTGCTGACAACGATATCAACCCCGTGAAAAGCATGGGGCTGCTGGCGGAAGGTCAGGCCAACCTCTCGCGTATCACTTCGTCCACCGCATGGTGGGTGCAGACCGATGCGCCGGAAGGCCTGAAGCTCGCTATGCGCCGTGGTCTGGAAA